GGCAGAAGATCCTGGACCTACTCTGGTCATCGGGCAAACAAACGAAACGATTTCCGAATGGTTTGAAACTCGATTGATGCACACTTTCCGAGAAACAGCGGAAACAAAATACCTAATTCCAAGCGGAAAGCATCGGCACAAAGCGCGGAAGGATGCGGTGATTTTTTCTCACATGACGCTATTCAGCACAGGCGCGAACATGTCAGGCACCCAAGCTAGATCCATGCGCAGAGTCATTGGCGATGAGATCCACGAATGGAAAGCTGGCATTGTCAGGCAAGCAGAGGCGCGATTGCACGACCGATGGAATCGTCAATTCATCTTGGTTTCACAAGGCGGCGTTATCGGTGACGACTGGCACGGCAAGTGGACGCAGACCAATCAACGGGAACGCTTTTTCAAATGCCCAAAATGCGAGCATGAGCAAACTTTTTCATGGTCAAACGTTCGTTTTGATGAGTTGGATGACGCAATCGCAGCAAGCAAAACGGCGCACATGGTTTGCGAGAATGAAGAATGCGATTTCGTGATTACCGAAGATCCAGTTTTGCGGCGGTCACTTTCAACAGGGGCATATTACAAGCAAACAACGAGCGGCATGGACGGATCGCACGGGTATCGCTTCTGCATGTTGGAAAACTGGACGATTCCATTATCCCGCTTGGTATATGAGCGAATCATTGCCATGCGCGAAGTTAAACGAGGCAATCTGGAGCTACTGAAATCATTCATTCAGAAACGATTGGCGGATTTCTGGAACGATCAAAAAGAGGATGAGCGACCAGAGCTGACTGGCGGCGGCTATTCTGTGAATGATTTTGCAGATGGCGAGCCATGGGAGGATGAACATGTCAGGTTTATGACAATCGACCGACAGCAAGATCACTTCTGGGCATGTGTCAGATCATGGACTAGCAACGGAGATTCTCGGATGCTTTGGTATGGAAAAATCGACACATGGGATCGGGTGAAGCAGATACAAGAGCAATACAAAGTTGAAAGTCGAAAAACCGTCATCGACTGCGGATATCAAAAGGATGAGGTTTACAAACGGTGCGCACAATATGGGTGGCTGGCATTGCGCGGCGACCAGCGAGACAACTACCCGCACCGAACGCAATCGGGAAAGATGATTCAAAAATCATACAGTCGTTTTCAAACTGTCCAAGGATCTAATGGCGCAAAAACCATGGTTTGCTTCTTCTCTAACTTAGCAATCAAGGACACCCTACACCAGCTCAGAACAGGGCAAGGAGTGAAATGGGAAATCCCCGATGATGCTGGAAGCGAATACTTGCGGCAGATCGACGCGGAGGTTAGGCGCGGAGAAGGTAAAACGGCATTATGGAAAAAGAGGCACAATGACAACCACGCGGTGGACTGCGAAGCGATGCAGGTAGTTTTAGCATCAATTCTCGGATTGATTGGCAGCCCAGAAGCAGAGATCGAGGTATGAATTTTGACACACGGCAAGAAGCATGGACACTTCCGCCGCTAGTCTTATCAAAGCGTATTATGACGCATCACAAGACGACCCAAGCATTTTGCAATCACTTATCGCGGCGCGAACCGCTGCACTCACTGGCATGTTGTCAAAAGGGGGCGGGAATACTCTGACAAACAGTCAGAAAAATGGCATTTCTTATTCTGTGCTGGTTTCTTTGCCAGAAACAACAAGGATCACAGTTATAAATACCGCAATTGCTTTTATTAAGCGCGGCATTCGCCCATCACCTAAAGCCATCGGAGGATTTCAACTATGATCGTCAATCAATTCGGAGAGCCATACAAATTTGCAAAAGGAGCGCAACGCAACACAACGGCGCGACCATGGGAGCCAGTGCAAATGCGCGACATCGGCACGCTGATTCCTTCGTGGGATCGTAAAACACTTGTTTCGGCATCGCGCAGACTTTACACCAATGAGGGCGTTTTGATTGGAGCAATCCAACAAAAGGCGATGTATTCAGTCGGCAGATCATGGCAAGCGCAATCGCAAGCCAAGGACACTGAATGGCAAAAGCTCGCAGAAGAAAAGATCAATGATGAATGGTATGGCGTCTGCGATGTGAAAGGCGGGATGCACGATTTCAAAACGAGCTTGTATCAAATTTCATGCGCGATTGATCGAGATGGCGAAGCATTTATACTACTGACAAAAACCGATGATGACTATCCGCGGATCCAGCACATTCCGAGTCACAGAATCTCAACACCGCAAGACCTCCGCGATGGCAAGCTGACAACGGGAGCTTACCGAGGATTGACGCTGACAGACGGCGTTATTTACAGCAAAGGATCACCAGTTGCCTTCTGTTATGTCGATGAAGATCAGAAGCTGATTCAATACCTATCAGCTCGCGATTGCATCCATCTTTACGATCCGAGTTTTCAAGAACAAGGGCGCGGATTGCCAGCAGCGACACACGCACTCAACGACCTCCGCGATGCTTTGCAGTCTCACGATTGGGAACGTCACGCGCAGCTAATGCTTTCCAGCATTGGTCTTATCGAATACAACGACACAGGATTACCAGATCCAGATGACCCGATGAACGTGCTAAATGGCTCACCATCATCTTGCGGCGAAAAGGGAATCATTCAGGAGTCATACCAAGGCGGGCAAATCCGTTACTTTGCTGCCAAGTCAGGAGGCAAGCTGGAAACGATCAAGAACGATCGCCCTGGCGACATGTGGGAGTCATTCCAAAATCGAATCTATCGCAAGACACTTGCTGGCATGAACTGGCCATACTCGATGATTTGGCACGCCACGGGTCAAGGCACAGCAGAACGGGCTGACCTCGGACGCGCACAACGTGCAGTCGAAGATCGTCAGGACTTGCTGGAATACGCAGCTAAGCGCATGGTCGGCTATGCAGTTGCGAAGTTCATCAAGCGCGGTGATTTGCCAGCAAATGATCAGTGGTATCGCTGGAAATTCAGCTACCCGAAAAAAATCACCATTGATGACGGGCGAGTCAGCAAGGAATTGATCGAGATGTGGAAAGCTGGATTTTTGAATCCGAATGACGTTCTGGGCTACCTTGGAAAAACTCCCGAAGATCACATCGACGAGCGGATTAATTACCTTGTCATGCAAAAGGTCAAAGTCGCAAACGCAAACAGCGCGTTGCCAGACGGCATTCAAATTGAAGATCGCGAAATGGCGATGCTAACACCTAACGAAACAAAAGACGATGCAAATGCTAACATTTGAAAACAAAGCAGCAAAGGTTAAACTAAACGATAGCGTCCACAAATTAAGCGTGGACGAAGTTATCGAGCAGATCGACAAGGTTTATGGTATGGCGGCAGTTGATGCGTGCTATTCCTTCGGAGAAGTCACAGCATCAGCAGATGGCGCGGTCGATACTCTCGAAATCGAGATCCACAGCGCCGGCGGAAGCGTATTTGACGGCTATCGCATTTACAACTCCATGCGCGAACTATCGGCGCGAGGCGTAAAGGTCACGGCAAAAATCAACACAATGGCGGCATCTATGGCTTCCGTTATTGCCATGGCAGCAGACCGCATTCAGATCGCAAGCAATGGTAGAATCATGATTCATGACGCAAGCGCGGGGCAGCATGGAAACGCTGAGCAACTCCGCAAAACTGCCGACATGCTGGATGAAATCAGCGATGACATTGCGGCAATTTACGCAGAGCGCACGGGCAAAGATAAAGACGACATCAGAAAAATGATGCTCGCTGAAACTTGGATCAAGGCAAGTGACGCAATTGAAATGGGATTTGCAGATGAAATTTTTGACACGAAAACAAAAACGATGAGCATTCTCGATAAATTCAAACCAGACGCCGCCCTTGTCGAAAAAGTGAGCGGATTAGAAACATCGCTTGCTGATGCTGAAAATCAGATCACCGAAATTTCGGCACAACTGGTAGAGGCTCAAAACGACCTTGCAAACGCAATCAGCGAATTGACCGAAGCCAAAAACAGCTATTCAACATTGACCGCTGAGCATGACGCCGCAAGCGAGGCTTTGATTAAAGCACAAACCGAGCGTGACGCTCTCGCTTCTGAGATCGAAGTAGTTAAATCATCGGCAGCATCTAAAGCCGCTGAAATCCTCGCATCTGCTGGCGTTCCCGCACTAGAGAACGTGGACAATGCAGGCTCTGAACTTTCTATTCGCGAGCAATACAACGCTCTTAAAACTCCCGCAGAACGTCAATCCTTCCGCGAGAAAAACTGGAATCAACTAATCACCCAATAATCAACAACCATGGCTAACACATTCGACTCCGCACTTGTTACCGATGTCCTCCGCGACACCGCAATCACCGTTCTGCAATCCCGTTTGGCTCCGCTAAACGCTTTCTCGCAGGATTTCTCTGCTGACTCCATCGCGCCTCGCCGCACTGTTCAGGTGCCAATCGCGACCGCTGGCGGCACAACTCAAACCAACGCATCCAACTTTGAAAGCGGCGACAGCACGCTTGATAATGTGGCAGTGACGGTCAACCAATATACCAATAGCTTTGCGCTGACCAATACCGAAATCAACCAAGGTTTCCGCATTGAAAACATCGCCAAAATCAACCTGCATCAGTTGGCAAACAAGATCATCGACATTGCCTTTGCTCCAATCACAACCACCAACTACGGTGCTGCGGTTGTTGATGTAAATACCGCAGCTGATTTCGGCGTGGCACAACTCAGATCGCTTTGGGGCGCACTGAAAGACGGTGACGTTCGCAACGTCATTTTGGATGGCGACATCTACGCTCAATTCTTGCCATCTAACCTTGAAGCATTCCAAGTTGCTTCTGGCGGTAAGAATGTCGGTATGTATGGCTTCGATTTGTTCACCTTCAACAACCGCTGGAGCGGCGCGGGTGCAACGATCAAAGGCTTTGCTTGCTCGCCTCAAGCCATTGCAGTTGCATCTGGCTTGCCAGTTAGCAGCCCAGTTGACAGCTCCATGATTTCTCAAGAAAACATCGTGATTCCTGACCTTGGTTTGACAGTCCAGATGAACATGTGGACAAGCCCATCGACCCGCGCACTCTGGGCATCTTACGATGTTATGTTTGGCGCAGCCAAAGGCGATGGTTCCGCTCTTAAGCTTGCAATTCTCACGCCGTAATGAACTTCATCGTTTGCAATAAAAATTCTGCAATCATCGCTTCCCTTTATCGGGAGGCGGTGAACGCTGCCCAGACTATCGCAAACGAAACGGGAGAACCATGTCGCATTTATCGTTTGCCTCCGTTGCTAGTTGAAAATGTAATAAGACCGTTAAAGGTCGAAGAAACAGAAGCACCAAAGCCGACGAAAAAAGCGAAGCGCAAATAAATTTCTGGTAGTATTCATAGCATCCATCCCGTCAGAAATGGCGGGGTGGTTTTTCTTGATTATAAAATAACAAACCGCAACTCACAAAAAAACTTTATGGCTATCACATCGGCTCAGACATATTACGGCACGAGCTTTACAGCAATTCCAGTTTCAACACTGACTAGAGGAAGCCTAACGGTGGGAGTATCACCAACGCAAGAATTGTTCACAACTGCAGACATTGGTTATGCAATTAGCGCAAGACTTACTACATCAAGCACCACGGCTACGCTAGATGTCCAAACAGGTGTTTGCACTGGAAGCGCAGCATTTGTTGCAGGAGTTGCGCAAGTCGAAACTGCCACGGTCGTTGCTGCTGCTGGGGCAACATCAAGCGGCAATTGCATTGTTACCGTAACGGGATCAACCTTAACAGGATCGCCGCTAGCCGTGACAATCCCCTTAACAACAGCATCTAATACCGCCACACTAGTTGCAAGCGCACTTGCTGCTGGACTTAACGCAAACACAGCTATCGCAGCAAAATACTCGGTTACAAGCTCGGGTGCCAACATTGTCCTGACAGTTAAAGCAGATGCAAATGGAAACTTTCTTGCCAACGATGGCACGTTGAACATAGCGATACCTGGCGGATTAGGAATCACAGCGGCATCCACAAGCACTGATACAACGGCTGGCATTGTCAGCTCTGGAG